AGTATGACAATATCAGGTTCTTCCGGACGGGCCTCGGGAAAAAGGACGAGCCACGCGAGGGCTGCTTTTCTTCCGAGGGCGAGATCCAGGACGGACCGCTTGACGATATGCTCGATCGCGGCCGGCGGATCCTCTTCCAGGACGAGGACGACAACGGCTTTTTGCCCTTCATCTGCTGCCTGAGCGAGGAGAAGCAGGTGCACGACCCGGAGAACTGGAGCATGGCAAATCCCTCGCTGCCGTACCGGCCGACGCTGGAGCAGGAGATCCGGGACGAGTACACCGAATGGAAGGACCGGCCGGAGGAACACGGGGATTTCCTGACCAAGCGGATGGGGATCCGAAAGGGCTTCAAGGAAATCGCCGTCACCGATTACGAGAAGATCAGGGCGACAAACCGGGAGATCCCGGATCTCACGGGATGGAGCTGCACCGTCGGCATCGACTTTGCCGAGCTGAGCGACTTTGCGAGCGTCGATTTCCATTTCCGGAAGGGCGAGCAGCGCTTCGATATCAGCCGGACCTGGATCTGCCTCCATTCCAAAACCCTGCCGCGCGTGCGCGCGCCGTACCGCGACTGGGCCAAGCTCACAAACCCGGACGGCTCGCCGGTGGTGACGCTTGTGGAGGATGTAAGCATCCACCCGCGGCTTCTGGCGACGCACATCCAGGAGATGGGCCGCCGGTACAACATCCGCATGATCGCGCTGGACGGCTTCCGCTGGACCGTCATGTCCGAGACGCTGCGTGCCATCGGCTTCGACGCCGCCGACAAGGACCGCGTGAAGCTGATCCGGCCATCCGACATCATGAAAACGGACCCGGCCATCCAGCTGTGCTTCGACAAGGGCTGGTTTTTCTGGGGAAACAACCCCTGTTTGCGCTGGGCGGTGAACAACACCAAGCGCATCCGGCGCGGCCGCAGCGAAGGCACCGACACCGGAAACTTCTACTACGGCAAAATCGACGCCAAAGCGCGGAAAACGGACCCGTTTATGGCTCAGGTGGCCGCCATGGCCATTGAGAGCGTACTGGGTACCGGCGAACCGCTCAGTCTCCCACCGATCGGAGCGATCGTGTTATAGTTTCAGACCTGCGCCGTACGGCCCGCGTCAGCTCGTAAATAACGAGCCGCCGCGGGCTTTTTGTTTTATCAGCGAAAGGAGTGGCCTATGGCCCTGAACTTTTTCAAGTTCCTGACACGGAACGGAAAAACCGAAATGCGCGAGGTGACCGACCTCGTCTGCCAGGAGCTGCTCGACGCCGCCATCGACTACCAGGTGCGGGAGCTGAGCTTCTGGTGCTGCGTGAACTTCGTTGCCAACGCGATCGGCCGCTGCGAGATCCGGACCTTCCGTGACGGCGAGGAGATCAAGGGGCGCGAGTATTACCTCTGGAACGTAGAGCCGAACGTCAACCAAAACAGCACGGCATTCTGGCACAAGGCCGTCGCGCGGCTATACCAGGACAATGAGCTGCTGATCGTTCCCGTGCGGCGCCGAGACGGGATGGACGCCGTCGCCGTGGCCGACGACTGGGATGAGCCGGAATGGACGCCGACACGGCAAAACGAGTACCGCAACGTCAAGGTCTGGGATTTCACGTTCACGCAGAAGGTCTTCCGCGAGGACGACGTGATCCACCTGAAGCTCAATCACGCAAACATGCGGCCGATTCTGAACGGCCTCTATGACAGCTATTTCAAGCTGGTCAAGGCCGCCATGGCCGCCTACGGCTGGGAGAACGGCCAGCACTGGAAGGTCCACGTGAGCCAGGTGGCGCAGGGGAACGACGGCTGGGACGAGGCCTTTACCAAGATGATCAGCGCCCAGATCAAACCCTTCCTGCAGTCGAACGGCGCTGTGCTGCCGGAATTTGACGGCTATAAATACGAGCAGGTCGGCTCCAACTCCGGCAGCGTCAAGGATACGCGCGACATCAAAGCCCTGATCGACGACATCTTCAGCTTCACAGCCAGAGGCTTCGGTCTCGCCGACGTGCTTTTGAAGGGATCCGTGGAAGCAACGGGAGACGCCATGCAGCGAACCCTGAGCGGCGCGATCGACCCGATCTGCGACCAGTTCTCGGAGGAGGCGACTCGCAAGCGCTACGGCTACGACGAATGGCAAAAGGGCTCCTATTTGCGCATGGACTCCTCCAGCATCCAGCATTTTGACCTCTTCGGCCAGGCCGCCAACATCGAGAAACTCCTCGGCAGCGGCTGGAGCCTTAACGATATCCGAAGGGCGGCCGGAGAGCAGCCGATCAATGAGCCCTGGGCGGACGAGCACCTGATCACCAAGAACATCGGGCGCCTCGACACGGCCGAGGGCAGCCAGGAAGGAGGGAACGAAAACGGATAAGAAACGCAAACCCATGTGGGAAATCAAGCAGGCCGCCAGCCGCGAGAACGTGCTGCAGCTCTACATCTACGGCGATGTCGAAGGCGGGTACCGGGACTGGTGGAGCGGCGAATATGTGGACAGCGACACCAGCGCGGAGCACTTCCGCGAGGAGCTTGCGCGGTATCCCAACGCCAGCGAAATTGAGATCTTCATCAACAGCTACGGCGGCGAGGTCTTTGAAGGCACAGCCATCTATAACCAGCTCAAGCGCCACCCGGCGCACAAGACGGTGTATATCGACGGCTTCGCCTGTTCGATCGCCTCGGTGATCGCCATGGCCGGAGACGAGATCGTGATGCCGCGAAACACCCTGATGATGATCCACAACATGTGGATGGGCGCCGTCGGCAACGCGGCGCAGCTGCGCAAGGCCGCCGACGACCTGGACGTCATCAACAACGCCGGGCGGCAGGCCTACCTGCAGAAAGCCGGAGACAAGCTGAGCGAAGAGCGGCTTGTGGAGATGATGGACGCCGAAACCTGGCTCACCGCCCAGGACTGCATCGAGCTCGGCCTTGCGGACCGCTTTGCGGACGAGGACGCCGATCTGAGCAAGGCGGCGGAGATCCTGCAGAAGGTCAACCTGACACTGGAACAGCAGGTGCAGCGCAACAAGGCGATCGCCGCCCGCGTGCGCGAGCTGCGCGCAGAGCCGGCCCCTGCTGCGGCGGAAAAGGCGGAAGCGCCGACCCCGGTTGCCGAGGAAGACAGCCGAGAGGGCAAGAACAGCCCTGAAAGCAAAGCGACACCCGGCCTGATGGCAATTTTGGCCGGTGCCCATATTTGACACACGGGCCCCGATAATCGGGAGCCGATGAAAGGAGAACAATCCCATGCCTATGATGAACAACGACACCCAGACGCCGCGGACCCGTGAACAGATCCGCGAGAGCATGATGCAGGCCCTCAAGAACAACGACCCCGAGGCCTACAGCAAGGCCTTCGACGAGATGATGCAGCGCGTGGCTGCGGATCTCACCGCGGACAACGAGGCCCGCATGGAGGAGATGCGCCAGAGCCACGACGCGGCCATCCTGGCCCAGCGCGGCGTGCGCCAGCTGACCAGCGAGGAGCGCAAGTATTACATGGCCGTGATCGAGGCCATGAAGAGCGCGAACCCCAAGCAGGCCCTGACCGACCCGAACCTGACCTTCCCGACCACCACGATCAACGCGGTCTTCGACGAGCTGCAGACCCGCCACCCGCTGCTGAGCCGTATCAACTTCCGGCCCTCCGGCGGCGCCGTGGAGCTGCTGATGTCCACCAACGGCTACCAGAAAGCCCAGTGGGGCGAGCTCTGCGACGATATCGTCAAGGAGCTGCTGGCCGGTTTTGTGAAGGTCGACACCATGCTGCTCAAGCTGACGGCGTTCCTGCCGGTCTGCCGGGCGGCGCTCGACCTGGGCCCCGAGTGGCTGGACGACTTTGTGCGCCAGGTGCTGTATGAAGCGCTGGCCAACGGTCTCGAGTACGGCATCGTGGCCGGCACCGGCAACAAGGAGCCGATCGGCATGACCCGCCAGGTCGGCCCCGACGTGACCGTGACCGGCGGCGTCTATCCCCTGAAGACCGCCATCCCCATTACCGATCTGCAGCCTGAGACCCTGGGCGCGATCCTCGCGACCATCGCCGTCGATCCCAGCGGCAAGCCCCGCCAGGTCCGCGATGTGATCCTGCTGGTGCACCCCGCCGACTACTTCACCAAGATCTTCCCGGCCACGACCATCATGGGCCCGGACGGCACCTACCGCAACGACGTCCTGCCCTTCCCGATGACCGTGATCCAGTCCCTCGCCGTGACGCAGGGCCAGGCCGTGCTCGGCATCGCGTACCGGTACTTCGCCGTTGCGGGTACCCCGAAGGAAGGCCGCATCGAGTACAGCGATCACTATCGCTTCCTTGAAGACGAGCGCGTGTACACCATCCGCGTGTACGCCAACGGCCAGCCCATGGACAACACCGCCTTCCAGGTGCTGGACATCTCCAATCTCGCCGCGCTGAGCTACCGCGTGCAGCTCGTGGGCGGGAGTGAAGGCTAAACATGGACGAGGCGACACAGAGCGCGCTCCTGCTTGACGTCCGGAATCGCCTGGACATCACCTGGGACGATCCCGACACGAACCGCAAGGTCCTCAGCTGGATCGAAGACGGCGTCGCCTACCTCAACAGCAAGCTCGGGACGGCCGGGGACTATGAGAGCCCCGGCTTTCCGAGAACCCTGCTGTTCGAGTATGTGCGCTACGCGCGAGACGCGGCGCTGGATGTGTTCGAGAACAACTACCAAAGCCTGATCCTGGGAATGCAGAACGACAGAAAGGTGGGCGCCTATGGCCTGGAAGGCTCCGCAGCGGCCTGCGGTTAAGATCTCGCAGTGCTATAACGACGGGATCGCCAACGTGTTCACCGTGTCGGACGCCGCGGCGCCGGGTTACCTGCCGATCGAGGAACTGACGCCGAAGATCTCCCTGCGGTATGAGGAGCGGCGCGTCGGCATCCGGCGCTACTACGACGCCAAACAAAACCAGATCCGCGTGGAGCGCGTGATCCGCGTTCCCCACGCCGGCGGCGTGAACAGCCAGGACGCGGTGATCGACGAAAAAGGGGAGCAGTACCGGGTGGACCTGGTGCAGCTGGTCCCGGACGTGTATCCGATCAGCGACGATCTGACGCTGGTGAAATACGAACAGGTCCCGAAGGGGGAGAGAACATGAGCTGGTATGAAACAATCATCGCGGCCCACACCGCCGTCACGTCGGCGGTGAGCCACGGGAAGCGGCTCAAATCCGAACGCTACTTTGTGTGGCAGGAGGAGGGCCGGGACGACCTGGAGGCGAACAACCGCCACGTCGAAAAGGCCCAGCGCGGCCGCACGAATCTCTATACCAAGATCGAGTTCGACCCCTGGAAGGACAACTTTGAGAGGTCTCTGAACAGCGCCGGCATCGCCTGGCGCCTCAATTCGTCACAGTACGAGGAGGACACGGGCTTCTGGCACTATGAGTGGATCTGGGCGGTGCGCTATGCCTAAACTCACAGCCGATTTGACAGAACTGACGGAGCTGAGAAAAGCATTGTCTAAGATGGCAAACGACACTGACAAGCTTTGCAAGTATTCCTTGTATGATGCGGCTGGCATAGCTGTTGAAGCAATTGGAGAAGGCATAGCCGGCTTATCTGTAGTCTCAGACGCAGCAGCAATACAGGCCTGGAAAGCCGGAACACCTACACGCATCTGCTATACGCAGAGAGATTGCCTGTATAACTCGCTTGGACTTACGACCATGAGTTCCCGTGGAGGAGTTGTAAGCATTAAAGCCGGCTTTGACAACAAAGACCCTGTCACCGGTTACAACTACATCATAACAAAACGGTGGCCAAAAGGACAGCCCAATATCATGATTGCGGCAAGCTGTGAACATGGAAGTAGTGCTATGCTTGCTCAGCCGTTCATCCGCCCCGCTTTCGAGCGGAACAAAGGCAAAATGAGAATGGCAATGAAAGACGCTGCTCAGGAATGGATTCAAGCAACGCTTGATGGCCGTCGCCCTCGCTATAGACATTATTCGAAGAAGACCTATCGAAGCAGCAAACCAGTGGGATTTTGGACAAGCGGCCCCTCCCCGTGGAATAAGTCGTATAAAAAATGATAGCGCCATTACGAAATAAAGAACTGTTCGAGCCTAACGGTTTTGGCCCGATTCTCAATCACTGAAAAGGAGTTAAAAACTATGGCAATTGATCCCAATACCCTGGCGGCCGGCAAGGTGGTAACCGGCTTTTCGTTCCCGGTCGTTGCTCTGTACAACAACAACGGCGGGACCGTAAGCTACACCGACGGCATGGATCTGGCGCGCGGCGTGAGCCTGGATCCCGACGTGGCCACCTCCGGCGACGAGAATATTTTTTACGCCAACAACCGCAGCGCCGAGACCGCGCAGCGGCGCTTCCGGAACGGATCCTTGAGCCTCACGGTCGACGGCCTGCTCACCGCGGCCGAAAAGCTGATCATGGGCCTGGGCGCCGCGGCGGCGAGCACCGTGACGGTCGGCCAGGCCACCGTCAACATGACCGACTACGGCGAAGGCCAGCAGATCCCCTATGTGGGCGTCGGCGCCGTCGTGCGCAGCCAGTCCAACGGCGTGGAGTTCTTCCAGGCCGTCGTGTATACCAAGTGCCGCTTCGAGCAGTTCAATCTGCCGGCCGCGACCGAGGAGGAGGACATCGACTGGCAGACGACCGAGCTCAACGCCCAGCTCAACCGCGACGACACCGCCAAGCACAACTGGCAGCGCGTCAGCGAGCCGCTGGCGACGGAGCTGGAGGCCTACAACGTCGTGCGGGTGATCCTCGGCCTTGAGGCAGTCCAGGCACTGCCGACGACCTAAGCCGATGGACAATCTGTTTTCCAGACCCTACGGGTTCCTGCTCAGCGTCGGCGCTGAGCAGGAGCTGGCCCGGCTTTGCCCGGGCGAGAACCTGCGAGGCCTCCGGGACATCCTCACCGGACGGAGCGCCGACGCGATCGGCAGCAGCGTGGAGATGCTGTGCATCCTCTCGCGCTGGTACGAGAAGGCGCAGGCCATGGAGCAGGGGAGCGGCTACGAACAGCGGCCACTGACCGCGGAGGAGCTGCTCCTGCTTCCGCAGTGGAAGTTTGAGGCATTGCAGAGCGAGGCGCTGAGCGCCATGCTCCGGGATCAGGGGCGCACGGTGGAGGCCGAGCCCCCAAAAAAAGAAAAGGCCCCAGAATCGAGCTGAACACCGCCTGGTACCTGTTTTACGGCAGGCAGCTCGCCATGAGCAAGCAGGAGATCCTCTGCACCCGCGTCGGCGAGATGCGCGACATGATCGCCTGCCTCTCGATTTTCAACGGGGCCAAGCCCAAAGCCAAGCAGAAAAAACTCAGTTTCCTTGAGACCCTGGAGGTGAGCTGACATGGCCGACAACGTAAAAACCGGCATCCGCCTGGAGGCGGAGGGCGAAAAAGAGTTTTCCGACTCGCTGGAAAAAGCAACAAAGTCCATTGACGAGTATTCGGAGTCAACGGAAAAGGCGACCGAAAAAACCGGAGCCCTCGACGAGGCCCTGAAAGACCTCGCCGCGCAGGAAGAAACAAAAAAGCTAAAAGAAAATATTGCAACAACAGGGGCGGAGATCGTCGCCGGTATGGCCAATATGGTCGATGGGGCCATTAAATACAGCGGACAGTTTATCGACGCCGTGGGCGACGCGGCCGAGCAGGCCGACGCGATCGGCAAGGCGGCCCAGAACATCGGTTTTTCCACCGACGCATACCAGGAATGGGATTATGTGCTCAGCCAGAACGGAAGCTCCATGAAGGCGGCGAGCACCGCCTTCACAACGCTCGCCAAGGCCCAGCAGGGCGCGACCAAAACGGCAGGAGAGGATTTTGAGCGGATCGGTCTCAGCCTGGAGGAAATCCAAGATTTAAGCCCGGAGGAGCTGTTCGAGGCAGTCATCACGCAGCTCCAGAAAATGGACGCCGGCAGTGAACGCACTTTAGCGGCAACCAAACTGCTTGGCTCCGGCTTTGCAAAGCAGCTGGGCCCCGTGCTGGACATGACAGCCGAGGAAACCGAAGCGCTGCGGCAGCAGATCCACGATCTGGGCGGCGTCATGAGCGGCGAGCAGATCGAGAACGCCGCGGC